TCACCCTTCCATCTTCTGAATCACCGCACCCAGCCATCGGCACAGGGTATCGCCTGCCTGATTTGCGATCTCCAGCACACGGGCGTGGCTATGCTTGACCGTCTGGATGCCGGTGGCCATGTTAGTGATGCAGCTGACGGCCAGTACCTTCATGCCCATGTAGTTGCAGACCATGGTTTCCGGCACGGTGCTCATGCCCACGGCATCGGCTCCCATCCCCGCAAAGGCGCGAATTTCAGCCGCCGTTTCATAGCAAGGGCCCATAAAGCCCATGTAAACGCCCTCCTTGTAGGCAATGCCCAGTTCATCGGCGGTCTGCTTGGCAAGGTTCCGCAGTTCCAGACTGTAAGGTTCGGTCATGTCCGGGAAGCGGGGGCCGAAGCGCTCATCGTTGGGGCCAATGAGGGGGTTCGTGCCCATCATGTTGATGAAGTCGGTAATGAGCATCAGGGTGCCCGGCGCAAACTCCCGGTTGATGCCGCCGCAGGCGTTAGTCAACACCACCTTTTCCACGTCCAACAGCTTGAACACATAGAACGGGTAGCAGACTTCCTCCATGGAGTAGCCCTCATAGAAATGGAAGCGGCCTTCCATGGCGTAGACTTCCGTGTCCCCCAGCTTGCCAGCCAACAATGCGCCTTTGTGTCCTGCCACCGTGGATACCGGAAAGTTGGGGATATCCTTGTAGGACAGTTCTTCCGTGTCCGTAAAGTCCGCGGTCAGCTTGCCAAGGCCGGAGCCCAGCACCACCGCGATCTTCGGGCGCTTTTTCGTGTGCGTCTTGATATATTCCGCACTTTCCAGTGCCTTTTCATAAAGATGTTCCATACCGTTCTCTCCTTTTCCCAAAAAATTCGATATACTCTCTGGATTCAGTATATCGGATTTTTCAGGCCGATGCAAGACGCCCTCCATCGAGTCTTATTAAAAACCAAGGAGCAGATACTTCACATCACGAGTGTGTTGTATCTGCTCCTTGGTTCTCCGAATGTCTTATCTCTGGCCGATGTTCCACCGAAACAGCTCATATCCTTCCCGGATATCCTCCGGCAGACGTTTCAAAGTCTCGTCCCGCAGTTCCTGCGGCATCCCGTAAAAAGCTTCGGCCATGCCGCCGGTGATGCAGGCAAGGGTGTCGCTGTCGCCGCCCAGAGAGACCGCATTGCGAAGTGCATCCTCAAAACTGACGCTTTCCAGAAAAGCAATGATTGCTTCCGGCACAGTTTCCTGACAGGCCTCCACATGATGATAGGCCGGCCGAATTTCATCGCAGGTACGGTTCAGGTCATAACCGAAGGTCTGCTCCACATATTGTTTGATTTCCGGCTTGCTGTGGCCGGTACGGGCCAGAAAAATCACTGCCGCCGTGGCCTGCGCGCCTTTGATGCCCTCCGGGTGGTTGTGGGTGACTTCGGCGGTCACTTTTGCCATTTCCAGCGTTTTGTCCAGCGTATCGAACAGCCAGCCCGCTGCCGACACCCGCATAGCCGAGCCGTTACCGAAACTGCCATAGGGATTCGGATTTTCTGCGTGCAGCCACCGGCGGAACATCCCGCCGTAACCGGCATGGGGATATTCACGGCCCCAGAACCGCATTTCATGCTGCACTGCACAAAATGTTCTCTCCGACAGACCCTTTCCGTCAATCAGACCAACTGCCACCGCAGCGGTCATGACGGTATCATCGGTGAAGTGCGATTTCTCGCTCAGCAGCGGAAAATCCTTGTGCTTGTAATTGTTGTGGTCAAATTCATTAGGACAAACAGGATAACTATATCAGCAGGGGCCTCCGGGCTCCTGCTTTCTTCCTGCTCTGCTGCGGTTTCTGGCAAAATGTCACAAAAAGCGTCATTCTTAAAATCTTTTTGCCATAAATTGCCAGATTTTGCTTGACATTGTCCCTTTTAGGGTCTATAATAAGGGTGTAAGAACGAACGTGACCCGAAAAGGGTAGGAGGAAGATTATGAAAACTCTCGAGTCCATGAAGCAGTTCATCCGCGAAAACAATTTCACCGCTCTGGTCAATGAGCTCGTCACCGGTGCCGACATGGACGTTGCAGACGCTGTCGAGTACGTCTACGACATGAAGACCCTCAGCAAGGCTCAGTTCGCAAGCAAGTATCTCGGTTGATGGTCGATAGGGGGTAACGATATGTTCAAAAAGTTGGTCAAGGCAATCGCCGCAATCCAGAACGAAAACGACCGCGACGATTGCTACTGGCAGATTGACCGTGCGTTCGAGGAAGAGCGCATCTCCTTTGAGGACCACGAGCTCCTCTACGGTCTGGCCGGTATGGTTGAGGTCGCTTAATTTTTTTGCTTTCGTGTGTCCCTTTTAGGGGCGTTAAGCAAGCAGTAAGACCCGTTTCGGGTAGGAGGTTTTTATGGAACTCTACAAGTACACCGGCAGCGTAGCTGTCCTGACCGTTCGCTTCGGCAAGGCCGAGACCATCACCCTCTACGACAGCTACGACGACAGCGTCGCTCCGGTTCGTCTTGATGTGCGCGGTGCTCTCGCCGAGTACATCAAGAAAATCGAGGGAACTGACAGCGAGGAGCGGTACATGAATCTCGACTGGTACTACGACTTCAATATGCTGCTCCGGCGCATTGAGGTTCCGGGCGTCCCGTCCGAAAAGTTCCAGATGGCCGGTGTCCCGGCCAAGGTTCTGACGCAGACCCGCAGCAATCCGGACGAGCTCGTCTGCTTCGGTTGCCCCGACTTCATCAACACGAGCAAGCCGGTCTCGATGGGGCCAGATGATTACCAGAACTTCCTCATGTGGAAGCGCGAGAACAGAGACTAAGGAGGGATTGCATCATGCTTATTTTCAAAGAGGACATCCGTACCGGTGTCTCATGTGGGTTGAACGATTTCGGAGAGCTGTTCTTCGGAAATTCCCGCTCCGGCTACAATCTGCCTGACACGCCAGACAATCGTGCCCGCGTCTTGGCCGACTTCAACTTCTGGACAAAGAATCCCGCCTGATGATGGCCCTGTGGCAAGGGCCGAAACCATTTTGCCGCCCTTGGCAAGATGGTCGCGGGAGCCAAACCGCAAAGGAGTGTCAACTATGAAAACGAAGTCCTACAAGGCAACTTTCTTCCGCCACAATCCCCAGTTCAAGAATGGCGGTTACGTCACCGAGCGTAAGATTGAGGCCGTTTCGCTGCCCTCTGCTCGCAAAAGAGCCCGCGAGATCTCCGAGCACTGTGTATACGGCAGCATGGAGCTGCTCGACATCGAAATGGAGGCATAAGAGATATGACCGTTCTTGAGCGTTTGAAAGCTGCCGGGTATGACCCGGCCGTGTCCCTGTTCCCTGACAGTATCGGGAATGCCGGTTCCATGGAGTGCGAGCGCGTCCAGATTCGCACGTTCTTCTGCCGTCCCCGTGAGAACGAGGCCGCCATCGGGGTGACTGCAACCGCGATGACCCACTTTTCCGACGGCTCGACCCGTCCGTATCCGGACGGCTGGCCGCACAGCCTCGAGGCCAGCGTCACGCTCTACTTCGCTGGCGACGCAGAATTTCATTATTTCGGCAACGTCGCCACCGACCTTGTCGGCTCCGATGCCGAGTTCCGATACAGGCTCTTGAGCCGCTGTATTCAGGACTGCAAGTATTTCCTCGGCTGCGGCTCTCGTTTCAGCAAGTACCTCTGGGGCTGCTGCGTTGAGAATCATATTCAGGCCATGCGCATCCTGTGGGACAGCTTTTCCGACGACGAAAAGCCGGAGTGGACCTCTCTCGAGGAGATTGAGCGGTTCAGCAAAAAGATGCTTGAGGAGGAGATTTACTGATGGCTGCCCGGAATTTCAAGTTGTTTCTCGGCTGTCTCGGAAACGGCGTAACGGTCTGCAACTCCGCCGTGATGGAAAACGGCGATTTCAAAAAGGTCGCCCACATCTCCCCCGAGGGCAAAATCACATGGTACGTCAGCGAGGACTATCCGCCTGCGGATGCTCTCGCGAGCATCCGGGCCTGCGCAGAGCAGGAGCGGGCAAAGTACGAGACGTGGCTCAACAGCCTGTCTCCGGCCGCGCGCCGGGAGTACCAGCTTGAGCGGTTGCCTCTCCCCGAGTTTATCGAGGAGCTCCGCAGGGCAAGAGAAGCAAAGGAGGGAGCCTAATGGCCCGCGATATTCACGATTACGACAGCCTCAAGGAGGCGTACAACGACCTGCTCATGTTCGAGCGGCTTCCCGGTCCAGTTCGCAGCAGTGAGCGCGTCGAGGATTTCGTCATCCAGCTCAAGCGCGACATCCGGGAGTATGTCAATCGAGATTCCGATTACCACATCGTCCGCGACGAGCTCGATTCTTTCGTTGAGCTTGTTGAGCTGCCCGACTACACCGCCGACTATTCCGAGGAGCGGGCTCTCTTGTGGTTCAAGATGTACCGGTCCTACCGTCTTTTCGACAAGCTGGGCTGCAGCGGGCAGTTCTTCACCACCGGCGTCAAGCTCTTCCGACGGCACGGTCGCTGGTTCGCTTATCACTTCGTTTCGGTCGATATGTAAGGAGGTTCGCATGGAAATCCACATCACATACAAAAACCCAGAGCACGAGGCCGCGTTCCTGTCTGAGCTTCAGCGGATTCCGCACATCGTAAACCCCGAATCCGGGCGCATCAATCCGTATTGGGGCGCGTCCCTGTATCTGCTCTCCGCGCTCACGCGCTGGCCGGAGCTCCGCATCGCCGTCATCGGCGAGGACTACATGGCGTTCACAGCAGCAAAGGAGGCTTTCAATTTGAGCCAGAACGAGCGCATCGTCGTCGAGTTGGCTGCCGCTTTTTACAACGCTGGTTTGTGGGAAATGCCGGGTTTTGAGATGGTGTCTGGAACGTGTGACACCGCTTTCGAGCTAATCATCGAGGCGTTCCGCCTGCGCCGCGCAAAGCTATTTTACAAAGATGGGGAGGTGTCCGCAGAATGGGAAGAAAGAAAATGAGCCTCCGGCGCGCCGTCACCATCCTGCGCCTTGTCGCTGCAGATGACCTGTCCTCAGGGCGGGCGATTGACGGGCAGAATGAGGCTGCCGCCGTCGTGCTTGAAGATTACGAGAAAACAAAGAAAGAGCTCGCGGACTGGGAGAATGCTTCTCCCGAGGAGCTCGCCGATGTTATAGCCGGGATGTAAGGAGGCCTGTACCGTGGCTGCTGTCTATCGGACGTTGTATGAGAAGTATGAGCAAAACGACGTTTTGCACGTCGGGATTCAGGAGGTCGTCGAGGCCGAAAAGGAGATTGACACGTTCCTCAAGTCTCTCGACCGTAACCAGCGCGACCAGCTCGACACGCTGCTGGGGCGTCTGTCCCGCGCCTACGAGATGCAGGGTTTTCTTTTCGGCGGTCTTGCATCCGGCGCAAAGTGGAACGGCAAAACGGCTCCCGAACCGGGCGACGGATACGGCCGGAGCGTCCGTGCCTATCACGGCTCAACGCTCGCTCCGGTCTGCCAGATTGACCGCAAGACAAATCAGGTCATACACGAGTATCCGAGTATCGCTGCTGCCTCCCGTGCTACCGGTCTGGATGACAGCGCAATCGGAAAGGTATGCAAGGGAAAGTTACCCCATGCGGGCGGTTTTCTCTTTCGGTACATCGAGCAGTAAATCTTTCACAGGTACGCAAAAATATTTCAAGTTTTTGCCATTTTGCTCTTGCTTTCCACGCGCTCGCGTGGTATAATATAGTCAGTTGAGGGGGTGCTCCTCAATGAGTAAGGTGGCAAGGCCAGAAAGGAAACAAAATGGACGACGAAATGAATACCGCCGAGGTGCTTCGCGACGAGGCAAAGGAGAACCGGACCCGTGAAATTCTTGAGCTTATGCGTAACAGCAAAACGCTCGAGGAGGCCGTGGAAAAAGTAAAAGCCCTGCTCAACAAGTAAGCAGGGCTCTCCGATGAAGAACAAAGGCCGATGACGGCGGCCTGAGTTCTGAAACGCTGGGGGAGTGAGAAAACGGCTTGCAACGCCTCACTCCTCCGGCATTTTTATAATATCAGAATCAAGGGAGGATTTCAAGATGGTGTCTATGCCACTTACAGCTCGCATAATCTACCTGCGAGAGTCTCGTGGACTGAACCGCACCCGGTTGGCGCAGCTCTCCGGCGTCTCGCTGCGGACGCTTGAGGACTGGGAGGCCGGTCGCCGGGTCCCGCGCGATGTTTACCAGGTTCATGCCGTCGCCGCTGCGCTCGGCATGAGCATTGAGGATTATCTTGGGCTATAATGAATCAGGAGGCCCGGCGTTGTGCCGGGCCTCCCTTTTTGTTATTCGGGCATAAAGCCGTAACCGGCCTCAAATGCCGCTACTTCTCGGAGGTAGGCAACGCGGCCTGCTGCGCGGTCGATGGCGTCGCGCAATTCGCGGTTTTCCACCAGCTTGAGCAGCGCGGTGAGCGTGTCCTCTGCCTGCATGATTTCGCGGGTGTCCTGCGGGTTGACCTGCTCCATGTAGAGCTCATAAATAGACTGTTCCATGCTTGCCTCCTATGCCCGCCAGCGGTCGAGCCGCTGCCGCGCATACAGGATTTGCGCCGCGTGGTTCTTCCTGCTGCGGGTATTTCGGAGCAGCCAGTGTGACGGGAGGGCTGTTCGTGGTCCCCGTATAGCCCTCTCCATCACCTCCCTGTGGGCCGTCTCCCGCAGGCTGATTTTAACTTGCTGGCTATTTGCCGGTAGCTTTTCGGAGTGCTTTCTCCTGCGTTGAGCCGTAGAACGCCACGAGCACGGCTCCGGGGCCTCGATTTCGGGCTTTTGTGGTCTAGCCGTAAAGTTTGCCGCCTAGCCGTCACGACGCTTTGTGGGTCTCCGCAGGAGGCTTTCGTCACTTGCTGGGTCATTTTATGCGTTCAGCTCTTTTTCGAGCTGCTTGATACGCTTTTTCACCGACAATCCGGGGTTGAGGCGCAGCCCCTCCCGGTATGCGTCGAGGGCTTTCTGTTTGAGCTCGTTCCGGTCGTATATCTGGCCAAGTTCTTTATAGGCGTTGGAGAGCTGGTATGTGGACATTTTGGGATTCAGAGCCGACAGGCTCAAATAGCCTACCGCTTTCTGCTCCTCCTGCTCCGTGTAGGTCTCTTTCAGTTCATTCATGCAGCTCTGTGCCTTTTCGAGCAGCTCGTAAGGCGACAAGTCTGTTTTTTCTTCATACTGTCTCAGCCTCACGGCGTCATTTTCAAACGCCTCGGAATCCGGGTTGTCAATCCCGGCTTTTGCTCTGTTCTTTGCGTCGAGCTCCTTTTCCCAACTGTCGTCGCTCTCGGCCTCGTCCCTTGCCTTTTTCAGGATAGCCGCATACTCATCGTATGGGATGCCCATGCGCTCTGCCGCTTTCATGGCTCCATAGTCCGGTATCTCCTGCGGCTCGTCTGCCGGGACTGTTGGCTCGAGGGAAAATGTAAAGCCGTACTTCTCGCTCCACTCTGTCTCCCGCTTCTTCGCGGTGAACAGAGTGAATTTTTTTCGCGTCGAATCCACGTTTATCCCGCGAACAGAATTTGCGTTCACCGGAACGGCTCCGGCTGCAACGGTCGAGATGGTGTTCGTGTCAATAAGCATGGTGACCTCTTCGCTCGGGTCGTATGCCGTCATAAAAAGAGCCACGCTGCCGTCGTCCGATATTCCACACGCGGCAATATAAGCATCCGCGTCGAAGTAGGCAAGCGGCTTGAGCTCGCCGTCTGTAATATAGCACCGCTTTTCATCAAAGCAAGCCACGCGGCCCGCCTTGCTCGGTGCAAAGTTCAGTTCGGAGCTCGGTTTCTTGTCTCTACGGTCGCGCAATTCACTCTGGATTTCTGCTGCGCCGTCGATTGTTACCCCCCCCCCCGAACAGTTGTTCGTGGGCGAGGGACGCAGTTGTGTTTCCCATAACTGTTGTCCTCCTGTCCTGTGTTGGTGGTCGTGTTTTTATGATAGCACCTAACAGGGACAATAGCAACGGCTTTCGCGCCAGCGATTGCAAAATCGCTGAGTATAATATATTCTCTGCTCTACTCTTCTTTACTCTTCTTTACTTTACTCTACTTTGTCGATTGTTTCGCCGGAAATAACCGGAAATGCTGTTTTCAGCGTATATCCGCGCGGATATGTGCTCAAAACGGTATTTCCGCTCCGGTTATATTGTTTTTCGTGGTATTTTGGGACAACTGCGTGTGTTGTCTCGTATGACCCTTTTATCAACTTTTTCCACCCAGTTTTCCACTTTTCGGGTCATTCTGGTATTTCCGCGCCGTTTTTCTGTGGTTATCCACGGAAATGATAGAAAATGTATCAAAAAGTGTATTTCTGCCCCGAAAATGTCTTTTTACGAGAATAACCGCGCCGGAAATGCCGTTTTAAGTGCGTTTCCGGGGAAGATATTGCAAAAACGGCAATAAAAAAAGAGCCTCCCGGCCCTCTTGTGCGAGGAATACCGGGAGGCTCGTGCTGTTATGTGGTAGCGTTGGGGCGTCCTTAGTGAATCTGATTCTTGACGTTCTCGTAGGTCTTATCGCCCTCGATAGCAGCCTGCGTGAAGGAGTTGTTATACCACCAGTTGATGAGCGCGGTGACTGTGGTGATACCAGTAGTCACCAACTGTTCCACAGTGCTGCTTTCGATGGGCAGCGGAGACTTGCCGAACGCGCTCAAAATCTGGTTTGCGAGAGCCAGCAGCAGAGCAGCAGTGCGGGCGATAGTGGCGGCGGAAACTTTGTTATTGTACTTCATAATAGCGTTCTCCTCTCATTCGATAATGGATTTGATTCCGCAGCGAGAAACGACTTCCCGCTGTGCGTGTTTGACCTTAGAGGCGTAGTCCAAGGCTGCGTGCATATCACCATTGCAGTGCGCGTCAGGGATGCGCTGAACCGCCTTTGCGGTAGCCTCGCCGAGGGCGATGGCGGCGAGAGAAGTTTCATAGATGCAGATTTGCAGCTCCTCTCTGCTCTTTTCGCGCTGGGCTTCAATGTTCTCGCGCTTCTTGGCCTCTTCGGTTCGCTTTCTCTCGTGCTGCTCGATTTTACGTTCAATCAGCCAGACAGCAAAGCCAAAGATTCCAGACGGCACTCCAACGGTGACAAGAATTTGCCATGTTTCCACTGGTATCACCTCCTCCCTCACAGATATTTGTCTGCGCCTGACAGGGCAGTCCAGCTCTTGGGGCCGCAAATGCCATCCGGGACAAGGCCGTGCTTACGCTGGGCCGTCATCAGTGCCTTTGTGGTAGCCGGGCCAAAACTGCCGTCGTGCGGGATGCCGAGGAGTCGCTGCAGCATAACCGTAGCTGCGCGGTTAGCGGCTCCCTCGCAACCCTGCTCGATGGTCGGCAGGACAAACTTATTGTAGGTGGTGCTGGGATACACGCCGGGCTGGACGCAAAGCCATGTAGCCTTGCCTCCGCGCGTGTCGGTGTGGACAATGGCGGCCTTGTCGTGCCAGTAGATGCCGACCGCGCCAAAGCCCTGTGCGGCCGCGATGATGCCGAGGGCAACGGGGTTTACGCTCCGGTCCTTCGTGCGCCAGTCGGCCGCAATGCCGTAGAGGTGGCGGCTTGTCCGGCTGCCGCCCACTTTCGGGTCTGCGTTGCGCTTCACGCACCGGTAGCCCGACGTAACCTTGATGGCCCTGCCGAGCTTGGTGCGGATGGTCTGCATCTTCTGGACGAGCTCCGGGTCAATCATCTGCGCCGTGCATCCGCACGGGCAGGCAAACTCGTACCGCTCGAAGTCTGTGGTGATTTTCGTGTGGTCGTTCGGCTTAAAGGTAATTACGCTCATTCTCGACGTCTCCTTTGTCGGTCTGTTTGAGTACGGAAAATTCTGCGTGTACCACCGCGCGGGCTGCTCCGTAGCCCTCCGGCTCCCCGCAGTTCGTTTCGAGGGAGTATTCCTCCCACTGGTCGAGCAGCTTAACGGTGGCCGTCAAAAGCTGTTCGAGCCTCTCCTCGCGGTTCATTGGCGGCTCCTTTCAGCGGCTCTCGCCGCGCCGGAACAGTGTGTAGTGCGGACGCTCCTCCCCAAACAGCCAGTATCGCAGCCAGTCATCGAGAACGACGGCCGCGATGGAAACGAAAATCCACAGGATGCTAAACGGGAGGCAAATCTGCCCTTTGTAGTTGAGCGGCATCCCGGAGTAATCCCAAACGCCGAGGCCGAGCCAGACGTTGAGAATCATCCCGGTTGCGAGCTCCGCTCCTGTCACGATGGCCGAACCGATGACGCCCTGCAAAATGAGCGGGGTATCCCATTCGAGCAATCCCTCGTTCAGCTCGCCCAGAATCAGGAAAAGGAATCCGCCGAGGACGAACATCGTCCAGTGCGTGTGACCGCGCCATGCCGTCTCGAGCAGCGCGTAGGCCGTGCCGCCTGTCAGGAACAGCGCGGCGGCCTTACTGACCCGATACACTAGCGATGACCTTTGCCATGTTGGCCGCAAGGTCCTCCGGGAGCTGTGCGCCGTAGTGGATACCGGCCAGCTCGTCTGCCGTCTTGGCGCGGGTGGCCCACTGCTTCGCGTGGTTGAAATAGGTGGTGTGGTAGAGCTTGTGCGCCACGGCCGCTGCTGCGACAGCGTTGATGTCGGCCGCGCTGAACACACAGCACAGCTCACCATCCGCGTGATAGGGATAGCCCTCCGCGCCTGCTTTCACGGCTTCGAGTGCGACGTTGAGGTTAATCTGGTCTGCCTCCGTCAGCGCAAAGTGCTGGGCGGAGCCGTCCGCCAGCTCGACCCAGCAGCCCTCGACGATTGCCTTGCGGCAAGCGTTGTCCAGCTCGTCCAACTTTTTGGGCAGCAGCTCCTCGAGTTCCCGCTTGCGCGCCATTTCGGTCCACGCGGGGACGTTGGCCTTGATGCTGTCCTCGATGCCCTCCCGCCACGGGATGATGAGGGTGTACTCCTGCGCCGTGTACACGGTAGTCTGCTCCTCGCCGTTTGCGCCAGTCGTGGTGCGGGTCTCCGCGTTGATGTTCTCGTGCAGCAGCACCTCACACTGTTCGGGGTTGAGCTGCGTCACCGACACAATAGGCGGTTCGTGCGCGTATTCTCGCTTCATGTCTGATAGCCTCCTTTAGCTTTTTGAAGTTCACATACGGCTTAACGTACTTCACGAAAAAGCCGTGGCAATGTGCGTGTTTCAGCCATCCGCAGTAGCTCATAACCGCTGCTGCGTCCCGCGCTCGCACTCTGCCTGTTTTCTGGGTATGCTTGTAGGTTTTCTTCACCCTCCGCCTCAAGCGCAGAGCGAGGTTCTTTCGCAAGTTCGTTTTCTCGCGGAAGAATCGGAATCCAAGAAAATCCACCGCGCGGGCAGCCGTCGGGAATATCTGCCAGTTGGCCTTTAGCACAAGGCCGAGACCCGCCAGAAACTTCTCGATTGCTTTTACCGCTCTGTGCAGGAGCTTTTTACTCGATGCCCAGAGACACATATCATCCATGTACCGGACAAAATACCGTATGTGGAGCACTTCCTTGATAAAATGGTCGAGCCGCTGCAGAAGGAAGTTCGCAAACCACTGTGAGGTGTAATTGCCAATCGGCAGGCCGTCCGAGCTGTTCAGCACCGTCTCACACAGCCGCAGCATCCGCTTGCACTTGATAACGTGCCGCAGTTCCTGCATAACGGCCGGGGCCTTAGACGATGGGTAGAATTTTCGGATGTCGAGCTTTGCGCAATATTTTGTGTTCTTCCTGTCCAGCTTGTACCACTTCTCAATGTGCTTCTTTCCGTAATGCGCGCCGCGCCCGGGGACGCTGCCGCAGTTCGTTTCGCACATCCCGCGCATAAACACGGGTTCGAGAACGAGTATCATCATCCAGTGGACGATTTGGTCGGGGTAGAATTTCGGGCAACAAATTTCTCTCACCTTTTGCGTTGCGCCGTCCTTGATTTGGAATCTTCGGTACGGTGAGGGCGTAAAGCTCTCGTTCGCAATCATGGTGTAGAGTTCATCGACGTAATGGTCAATATTATTCAGGATGCGTCTAACCGACCTCCGGCGACGCTTTTTCCGTGATGCCTTTATGATGGCGTCCCTGATAAGCTCTCTGTCGAGGAGCTTTTCATACAGGAATCCTGCCCTTTTCAACAGGCATTCACCTCTTTCTTTTAGCCTTGAGGGTTTTCGAGGCCTGTCCGGTCCTACTAGCTCCCACCTGATGTGGCGTATTTTTGCCGAGTGGCAAGGCGGCCCGTTCTCCGGGTCCGGCTGCCTCTAGGGCGGCGAAATGGTGTGCAATAATTTATGGGAACGCATAAAGAAAGACGCGCGCGGCGGTTCCAGTTCGAGTTCGACGGGGCATTGTTGCAGTTGAAGTACAGGGAGGTCGAGGTATGTCGTTGCCGCTCCGCTCCTGTCAACTACCGGGATGCAGATGCGCTCGCGGGCGGCTCGTCCGCCCCTGTGGTAAAGCATCCTGTCGAATGCGTACCTGCGGCAGTCGCATTTCTCGGTGCAATAATTGACCGCGTCGTCCGGCCAAAGGCCGATAATCATAAGTCGCTTCATGCTGTCCTCCTCAAACGTAATCGGCGTACCGGGTGCTGATGCTCTGCACCCACTCTTTGTCCAGCTTGTCGAGGTAGGTACTCCATGCCTCCTCGTTACTGTTCCACCACCATTTCCGGCTCTTGAGTGCCACAATAAGCTGCTGCCGGGGCTTCATAACGAACTTGATGTATGCCCGGTCGCCCATCGTGTAGGCGACGAAGTTCTCGTCCTCGAAAAACTTCTGCCGGTTCAGGTTTGCGAGTTTGCCCTCTTTCCCGGCCGCGTAGAGCTTGGCGATGACGCTGTTCTTGCGCCAGCGGTACTTTTCATGGAGCTTCTCGTAATACTCCATGAAGAGCTCCGGGTCCTTGTTGGCGAGCTCGCACAGGCTCGCGGTAGGATTAAGCGTCGGCCGCTCGATGCAGAATTTGATGTCATCGACTAGCCGCGCAATCTCCTTGGCGTCCTTGTCCTCGATGCGGCCCTGCCAGACTTGCTCCTGCAGGCCGTTGAACCACTCCACGAACTCAGAGGAAAGGCGGAGAATGGTGTCGCTGTGGTCCAGCTTCTTTGCGTTGTACCGCGCCGGTCCTGCGACGGCAACGCTCACATGGGCTGCCTCGTGCCGGAGCTGCTCGCTCCACCGGGTATAAATCTGGTCCACGATTTTCTGCTTGCGGCTGTCCGGGATGTTCCAGCTCATAACTTTCTGGCAGTAGGCCTCGTACTCGTGGGCCGAAATGTCGCCGCGCTGGCCGCTCATGCTGTTGCTGTTCGCCCGATGAATGAGGCTCTTGTCCAGCTCCTTGATTTTCACGTCACTCTCATGGTCGTCCTCCTCCGGTGCCAGCACCAGCTCGTAGTCCGAGACCTGCTGCGGGTCGAGCGGTGCGGTGTACTCGATGTAGCCCCACGCAGGCCGGTCAATGTCCTCGCAGTACGTCCGGCCCTCCTCGAAGTTGACGATTGTGGTAATGCTCTCTCCGGGCTGTTTCGGGAACGGGATGCCGCCCACCATCAGCGGGCGGAGGGTGCTGTAATACCTGTAAGCCATAATTTTCTTTCTGCCTCCTGTAATTCAAATGCGAGCTCGTCAAGTTCTTTTTGGATGTCCTCTGCGTCTTTGGCCAGCCTACGTGCGCCCGGAACATCCTGTCTGCCGTTCGCCCTCGCCTCAACCCACATTTCGATGTGCTCATCCGGGTCGAAGTCGTCCGAATAATTCAGAATCTCGTCCGGGAAGTTCTCGACATTCACGCAGACTAAGAAATCTTCTCCAGCCGGTGACCACCACTCGAGCTCCACGCAGCCGTCGTCGGTGTAGCCACTGACGCTCCACTCGCGCTTCTCGAGAATATCCAAATACTCCTGTCTCAATTCAGGCATTTCGTCTGCCTCCTCCTGCTCTGTAATCGGCCCATGCCATTGTGATGACCGTCGAGACCTCCCGCAGGCGGCTTATGATGGCCCGGGCTTTCGTGCCGTCGCCGCCTTTCGGGGTGAGGGCTCGCACCAGCTCGTCGGCGTTGTAGTTCGTCGTGATGACAGTCGGTTTCATATCCTCATACCGGTCGTTGAGAATGGAGTACAGGGTACTCACGCTCCATTCTGTACACTGTTCCTTTCCGAGGTCATCCACAATGAGCAAATCGACCGTTTTGTACGCCTTGAGTATCTCGTACTCGGTGGCGTCTCCGCTGTCGAAAGCCTCCTTAATGTCGGCCAGCAGGTCGCCGGACGTCTTGCAGACGACCGGGACGCCGCATCCTATAAGCTGCAAGGCGATGGCGGCCGCGAGGTGCGTTTTGCCGGTCCCGTATGTCCCCTCTATGTAGAGGCCCTCGCCGCGCTCTGCGCGCTGTGGAAAGCTGTCTGCATAGGTTTTGGCCGTGTCGTAGCACCGCTGCCGCTCCGGGGTGTCCCGGATGAAGTTGGCGAACGTCCGCTGCTGGAAGCGTTTCTTGATGCCGCTCCTGCCGAGCAGCCTCTCGATTTTGGCGCGCCGTTTGGCCTGCGCCGCCTCTTTCTCGGCCTCCGCCTTTTGTCTGGCCTCCTCCGCGTCCGCCTCAGCCCACTTCGCCTTTGCTCGGTCACAGGTGCATCTCTGCGGGAACGGAGCGAACATCAGGACCGTTCGTCCCATCACGAGAGCCTCGTGGTACAGTTTCCGGCCGCAGAACTCGCACTCGACCGGCTCCGGGATTTCGCGCTGGCAGTTGTAACCACCAGCCAGAATATCCTTGCTTGTCGGCCGCCGGTGCTGGGCGGTCTCAGCCGAACGAGCCGAATCCGCCGGACGGAGTGAATCCAGCATAGCCGTCAGCGTTTCCACGCTGCTCACCTCCTGTGTAGTCGTTCATGTAGCCTTTTGCATTAAGCCAGCTTGCCGGGTTTGGCGTGAATTGCCGCTCCCGGAACCGGCTGTCATATTTCTTTGCGGCCTCAACCGCCGCGATGATTCTGTCGGTCGCCGCGTCGTCCGGCTCCGGGTTGATTTTGGCCCACGCCCGCTCTGCCGTGGCCCGGTCTACCTTCTTTGGGTAAGCCGCGTAGAAGCGGTCAAACCGTTCGGCCTGCTCTGCCGAGAGGATCCCGGCTTTACGCCGGGGAGCTTTCGGTTTGTCGTGCTCCTCCGGCGTGGGCTCCGGTACAGCCGGTGGCGTTTCCTCCGCCTCTGTGGCCACTGCGGGCTCCTGTGCAGGGCTTTCCGCCCTGCGGCCGGGAAAGTTATCGACCGACGGTTTCGTCGGTGCTGCGGTGCGCTTGGAGTAAAGCTGGCGGAGGTTCTCAAGGAGAGACTGCACCCAAATGACGCGGCAGCTCTCCCACAGCTCTTTGTCCACCTTGCCCATGGAGGCGAGCGTGTTCAGGATGGCCTCCGCCGTTTCGGCTGTAACTCCGGTGACGGCGAGTAGGTACTCCCAGCCCATCTTGTCCCAGCAGTCATAATACTGGCCGTCTGCCGCGCAAAGAAGTTCGAGCAGCTTAAACCAAAAGGCATACCCGTCGTTTCCCCAGTTCTTTTCAAGGATGAACTTTGTCCGGCTCTTCTCCCCGACGTAATGGGGGAAGTAGTCGGCGGTCTGCCTGTTGCTTCTTCCCAAGTCTCGCACCTCCTTTCTGCTGGTGATTTCAAGAGTAGATGACCTTGCTGCCCTCCGCCGTCTTTACAACGTCAACGGCCTGCGGGAAACGGGCTTTCATCTCCGGGTCGTGAGTGATAGCCATAATCTTGAGCGAGGAATACCGTTTCTGGATGGCCTCGAGGGCGTCGCAGTAGGCCTGTACACCCTTGTCGTCGAGGAACGGCGGTTCGTCAATAAACAGGAATCCGAGCTGCACTCCTGCGGTGCTGCTCTTGAGCTCCGCCAGCGCAAGGATGACCGAGAGGGCTGCCTTAACGCGCTCGCCGCCGGAACGGCTCATATAGGGCAGAGCTCCGGTCGCTGCATCGTTCACGATAATGTCCAGCGCGGTGACCTCTTTCTTACTGTTGCTCTTGAGGGTCTTTTCCATGCGCATCTCGATGCTCATGTGGCCGCCTGACATCTGGCTGATGATGCTCGTCGCGGTCGCCTCGAACAGCGGTACGATGCTGCGGACGATGTTATGCGGAATGCCGTCCTGAGAGAAAGCCCGCTTGAGCTCCTCGTAGCCCGCTGCAAGCTGGCCCTGTTCCGTCGCCTGACGGCGAAGGACTTCGAGCTTTGCCTCTGCCGTCTCGATTTCTTCCATCTGCCTGCGGCTGTGTCCGGCCTGCTGGTCCAGCTCTTCAATACGGGTATTGTCCACCGTGAGGGCCGCGATTGCCTCTGCGTACTGTTCCTTGAGCTCGTCAACATCAGCCTGTGCCTTTGCGAGGGTCAGAATCTCCGCATTGATGCCATCAATCGCCGTCCGGGTCTTTTCTGCGTAGGTCAGGAGCTCCGTGAGGCGGGTCTGCGCTGCGCTCTTTTTAGCCTCCGCTGCCGGGAGCAGCTTTTCCAGCTCGATGTATTTCTTGACGTCCGAAAGCTGTGCTTCAATGCTGGCGAGCTCTGCTGCGTTCTGCCGGAGCTTTTTCAGTTCGTCCTCAACGACGAAGCGGTCAGCCTCGAGGCTCTCGATATTGGCCGGGATGGTTTCAAGCTCCTCGTCGATGGCCTTGATGCGCTCTTTAACTTCTGCGAGGCGCTCTTTCTGCGCCGTCAGCTTTGAAAACCGTTCCGAGGCTTTCCGCAGGTCTGCAACGAGGAAACGCTGGGCCTGCAAATCCTTGCGGCAGTTGAGGCCCGTTGCCTTTTTCTTTGCGGCCTGATACTCAGCGTCGAGCTGCTCGGCGCGCTCCTCGGCCTGCTGCCGGTAGGTTTCCAGTTCCGTCTCGGCCGCAGGCAGTTTCTTTTTCGCCTCCACTGCATCCTGCAGGAAACGGCATTCCGGGTTCTCGACCGGGCAGCCGCAGGTCTCGAGCATGATGGCCCGGGAGCGGATATGTGTGACCTCGTTCTCTTTTATGTCGAGCCAAGACTGTATCCGCGCGGTTTCTGCGTTCTTGGTTTGGAGCAGCTTCATGGCCTCTTGGTCTGCCGCGAGATACTGCTCGTCCTGTTCTTCCAGCGCGGTGAGCCGTTCGCTCGCTCCTGCGAGGTCTGCCGCTTTCCGCTCGAGCTCGTCATAGTCCGCGAGGGCCTGCTCATAGCTCCAACACGTTGCCTGTGCAGAAAGTTTTTCGGCCTCGAGACTGCCTTTCTTTTTCCGCTGGGCAGAGAGCGCGGCCATAACGTCCCGCAGCTTTTCTTCCTTGGGCTGAATCAGGGCCGCCGTTCCCAGCAGCTCCTCCCGCCGTGCGGAAAGTTTTCCGTAACTCTGGCTGCCCGCCTCGACCTCCTCGCGCTTATCGAGGAGAGCCTGCGCATCGGAAATCTGCGCTCTGCAAACAGCCTGCGCGCTGGCGTTCGCGTTCTTTTCCGCAATCCACGAGCCGAGCTCGCTGGCGAGTTTTTCCGACCGCTTCTGTGCTTGCTTGGCAATGTCGAGCTTTGCCTGCGCCTCGCTCATGGCCTTTGTATGAATGGCCCTGTCTGCCACCGCGCTGGCCTTTTCGACGGCCGTCTTGTTCATGGCCGCCTTGACCGTTGCCTTGTCCGGCATCGTCCGCCCGGTCTCCTCCTGCAAATCCGCGACGCGCCGGAGCTCCCGGTTGGCGTCTGCTGCCCGGTTGGCCGCCATGCTCTCCATGCGGTCATAAATGCCGAGGCCGAGGATGTTGCCGAGAATTGCCATGCGGTCCGCCTTGTCGGCCTGCAAAAAGAGGCCGTACTGGTCCTGCATGATAAGGCCGGTCGCCTTGAGCGTCAGGCTGTCCATGCCGATGGTGTTCTCGATGATGGCCTGCGTATCGCGGTATTTCTCCGCGCTGCGGTTCTGCCAGCTCTCGTCCACATACTCGGAGAGATTCAGCGTCGCCTTGCCGCTCTTTGTGCGGGTGCGTGTCACGCGATACAGCTTGGCGCCGAGGTAAAACGTGAACTTGATGGAACCGCTGCGGGCATCCGGGTCGTTGCAAATCCATCCCGTGAGGTCTCCCTCTCTGGGCTCCTCGAAAAGGGCATCCAACATGGCGTCCATAATCTGCATGAGGCCGAAGTCTCCGGTGTCACTGACCGCATCCGGCTGATAGCTGCTCTCCCGCTCAATGACTGCGAGTGCGATTTCAAACGGAACGCCCTGCCGTACCGCCTGCTCCCGGACGTACCGTTGCAGCTCGTCGCTCATGGGTACGTCGTAGAGGAGCTCCGGCTCCTGTTCGGCCTGCGGACATTCCTCCGTGTAGGTGAGTGTCACATATTCCGTGACCGGTTCTACCGCCGTCTGCCGTGCGAGGTTTGCTGCGGCCGTCGTTGCACAGGAGCAAGTCGCAATGAGCGCGGTGACTGTGCAGAAAAACGCAACGGCCGCAATCTCCATCTTTCTTTTAAGCGCATCCATAATCAGGTGTGGCGGCTGCTGCGAGCGAGCCAACTGTCCTCCGTGCGACGCGGTCGAGGATTTCTTTGACCTCTCCGCTCGTCCGGGTCCGGCAGAAGTCGTCGCAAATCTTGATTCGGGTGTTCCCGATGGTGAAGTCCTCCACGACGTTCCCGCTCTGCTTCGCCTCCAACACTTTTTACACCTCCTGTTTTCCGAACTGCTTTCTATAAATGAGCTTCAAGGTCTGAGCCTTGTTCGTTATCTCGTCGAGCACCTCGAGGTACTGCTCCATGCGCGGCTTTTCTTTCGCGTCGATGACGCCGTCGGCCGCGATGTCGATGATTCCGTCCTTGACCTCCGGCAACGACTTCATTGCCGAAATGAGCTGTAATGTGACCCGCTCAAGCTCTTCCAGCTCAATCGGTGAAATCGTCCCAATGCCGAGCGGGCAGAGGTGCGAGCAGAAATGGTTTTGCAGTTCCGGCGCGTTGTAGGTATCCGACAGCATCAGAACCTCCTCCGGGTGCGGGTTGATGGTTCCGAGCTCGATGTTGGCGAGCCGCGTCCGGTCGATGCCGGTCACCTCTGACGCACCCTCTCTGCTGCCTAACCGGTCGTTCCACGATGCCGCTGCGATTCGTGCCTTGTAGAACACGTTATCTGCGGCTTTCGTTGCCATTTTAGGCATTTATTCCGTGCCTCCTTTCGGTTAAAATATTTACACGGAAACGCCAAATGTTTGCTTTTGGCGTCATTGTTTCACATCAATGACGCGAAACGGGTCGCTTCGGGTTAAAAAAAAGGTCGTCGTAGGGATAGCCGAGGGCCTGCTTGATTTTCAGGCTCAGCTTGAGGGACGGATTCTTGTCTCCGCTCTCAATCTGTGCGTAGTGGCTCCGGCTCACGCCCAGTCGCTCGCTGAAAGTCTGCTGGGTATAGCCTGCGCCCTCTCGGAGCGTTTGCAGCTTTTTCCGCATTCCGCCTGTCTCCTCCTTTCTGTGTGACCCTTTTGGGGTCTTTCTGTGGTTTATTATAGTCCCTAATTGGGTCAAAGTCAAGTTTTTTTCAAAAATTTTTGCTATTTATGACGCAGTTAGCGTCATTTGTCCCCGTGAGGGGATTTTTGTGATACAATATATAAGTCTTAGGGAGGTACGTCTGTATGGATAAGTTTTCTGAACGGTTGGTCGCGCTCCGCAAGGAGAAAGATTTGACACAGGCCGAGTTTGCCCGCCTCTGTGGTAAGCAGCGCACTACGGTCTCCGGCTACGAGACCGAGGGCAAAGAGCCAGATTTCGCCCTGCTCTGCCAGATGGCGGACTATTTCGGGGTAACCACTGACTATCTGCTGGGCCGCGAGGATGAGCGCGCCCACGGTAACGAGGCATTCCGTCAGGACAATGCAAATTTCAAGCGAAGATATGATGCCCTCCCGAAAGAGCTCCGCGCCGTCGTCTCCTCGACGTTCGATTCGGTCTATGTGCTGCTCTCCCGGTGCATGAACGCGCAGAATGCAGCAGAGATGGCCCTGTATCGCGAGCTGTTCTCTGAGCTGCAAACCGGTCGCGGCGAGATAAAGAGCATCCTCGCTGATTGCGGGGGAGACCTGGCAGATGCTTTCCCGCAGATTATGGAGAAACAGAACACGCTCAAGGCCAAAACCGCCTCTATCCTTGACAGCCTCTTGCAGGCTGACGTTGCGGCCTTAAAGGATAGCAACAAGTAACCTTTCGGCCTGCGCTCCGGCGCGGGTCTTTTTGTTTGGAGGTCATCATGGAGCAGTATCTCATATACCTGCGCAAGTCTCGCTCTGACATCGAGGCCGAAGCGCACGGCGAGGGCGAAACGCTCTCCCGGCACGAGCACACTCTGCTTGAGCTGGCGAAAAGGCAGCACCTCAACGTGACCGATATTTACCGTGAGGTCGTCTCTGGTGACACCATCGCTGCCCGCCCAATGATGCAACGGGTTCTCTCCGAGGTTGAGCAGGGCGTCTGGTCCGGTGTCCTCGTCATGGAGGTCGAGCGTCTGGCGCGCGGCGACACCATCGACCAAGGCATCATCGCGCAGACATTCAAGTTCTCCGGGACAAAAATAATAACCCCTATAAAAACGTATGACCCTGACAACGAGTTCGACGAGGAGTATTTCGAGTTCGGCTTGTTTATGAGCCGCCGCGAGTACAAAATCATCAACCGCCGGTTGCAGCGCGGTCGCCTCGCCTCCGCCAAAGAGGGCAAATGGCCGTCCGGTCTGGCTCCCTTTGGTTATCGTCGGGTAAAGCTCAAAAACGAAAAGGGCTGCTCACTCGAGCCCATCGAGGAGCAGGCCGCAATAGTCCGTATGATTTTCGACCTGTACACGGTCGGTTTGCAGGACGAGGATGGTTCCGCTCGCCCGCTGTCTTTGGGCTCAATCGCCACGAGGCTCAACGATATGCAAATCCAGTCTCCGTCCGGTTCGCAATGGGCAAGAATCACCATTCGCGGAATCATCAAGAATCCGACGTACATCGGCATGGTGCGCTGGGGCAGCCGTGAGACGAAGAAGAAAGTGGTTGACGGCAAGGTCGTTTCTGTGCGCGGTCCTGCCGACCCAGAGAAAGAGTGCGTATTCAAAGGCATTCACCCTCCGCTCATTCCGAAAGAAACATTTGAGCTCGCAAACGATAAGCTCACCCGGAGTGAGAATACTTCCACGCACAAAGAAAAGGTTGTCCGGAATCCTCTGGCCGGTCTGCTCGTCTGCTCCGAGTGCGGCAGGCAGATGATGCGGATGATAAACCCTGTCCATCCAGATATGCCGGTCGTGCGCTGTCCTCGTCGCGGCTGCCCGAATTGCTCTAGCTATCTTCCCATCGTCGAGGAGCGTGTCATACAGGGTCTCTCCGAGTGGATGAAAGGGTATGAACTCGAGTGGAGCTCCGCTGCCGCGTCGTCCTCCGTGTCGTCGGTCGGCGTCCGGGAAAAAGCTCTCGCCAGCGCGGAGGCCGAGCTCCGCAAATTACAGCAGCAGCTCGAACGTACCCACGACTTCCTCGAGCAGGGCATCTACGACACAGACACCTTTCTGTCCCGCTCCCGAATGCTCTCCGACAAAATCGCTGCCGCAAAGGATAGTGTCGCCCGCTGCTCCCGTGAGTTGACCGAGGAGAAGCTCCGGGAGACCAGCCGCCGTGACATCATCCCTAAGGTTAAGAATTTGCTCGATGTGTACCCGCTGCTCGAAACGGCCGAGGAGAAAAACGCTCTCCTAAAAGAGGTGCTCGAAAAGGTCGTCTACCAGAAGCTAAACGAGAAGCGCAAAAAAAGTCCTGATGGTTTCACCATTGAGATATACCCGCGCATCCCAAAATCCGAAAAATGAAAAGAGAGGGCCGTTTCGGTCCTCTCTTTCTTATAGTTATCCTGTTTAGCCATACTCATAGGGACTGCCCACGATGTCACCCAAAATTGCTCCTAACATGGCTGTTTCCTCCCTTACCTATGATGCCGCTTCTGGAAATCAGCTTCGATTTGTTCTTTCCACTCTGCGCCGATGGACGCGCAGCAGGGTGCTTCCCGCATCCGGGAGACTGTCTCGCTGACAACGTGGTAGTTGACCGCCACGCCCTGTGCGTCATTCTCAAACCGCACAGCCCGGTCGGACGAGATGCCGAAGCGGGCAGCTTCCTTCACAGCGTCCATGTTGGCACCGAGGAACAGGAACTCCCAGCCGTATTGCTCTTTTTCCCGCTCGATCATCCGGCGGATCTTTTCGTAGCTGAATCGTTTGCTGGCGTTTTCCAGTCCGTCGGTGGTGATGACAAAGATGACCTTTTCGGCGCGCTCGCTCTCCGGCAGATGGCGCTGGATATTCACCATCTTCTCCACGCCGTAACCAATGGCATCCAGCAGGGCCGTGCAGCCACGGACGTAATAGTCCTTTTCCGTCAGCGGTGCAACAGCCTTCAGCGGGAAACGGTCGTGCAGCAGCTGCACCTCATGGTCGAACAGGATCGTGGTCACGTTGGCCTCGCCCTCCTGCTCCTTCTGCCGGGTCAGCATAGCATTGAACCCGCCGATGGTATCCTGCTCCAGCCCGCCCATGGAACCGCTGCGGTCCAGAATGAAAACAAGCTCGGTAAGATTTTTCTTCATAATAAATGCCCTCCGTTTTGTGGTGTATCGCTTTCGTTGGCAAAAGGATACCACAAACCGGAGGGCAAAAGGTCAACGGGCAGGCGACAAATCACGCACCCAGCTGTTCCTGATCGTATTCAAACAGCAGCGTATTGACCTGATTGATGTTATAGATTTTGTGTTCCAGACAGTACCGCACGATCCAGTCCCGCTTGGAGCCATCCGAAAAGGCATAGCCCGCGCTCTTGAGCAGGTCGATGGTTTCATCTTCGGACAGGTGCAGCCCCACCGCAAAGGCCAGCACCGTTTTCTTTTTGGGGTTGTAGTCCCGGTTGCACTGGATCTTGGAGAAATGCTGCCGGGAAATGTTGGACTGCTTGTACACGGTGGAGTCTTTCAGCCCCCGCTCGTCAATGAGCCGCAGCAGCCGGGTGGTGAAGCTCTCGCCAAGGTTGTCCATCAGGCTTTCCAGACTGCGGGCTGTCCTGGGTGCCGCGGCGGGTGCCGGAACTGCACCTAGCATCGGCAGGGCGGCATCTTCTTCCAGAAGCCTCCGCCGCTCTGACAATTCCCTGCGCCGACGGCCAAATCCGTAGCTTTCATCGTTCTGTGCTACATAGTGGTCGTCAATGTACTCCTCCACCGAGGCGAACAGCTTCCGGCTCACGGCCAGCGAGTCCCGGTCGTAGAGCACCAGATACACAGTCAGGTCGTGCTCCATGACGTACTGTGTGATGGTGTCCACCGCAATGCGGAAGGCCTGTTCTTTGGGGTAGCCATAGTTCCCGCTGGACAGCAGCGGGAAAGCCACGCTTTCGCAGTGGTACTCTGCGGCTAATTCCAATGCGGAGTGGTATGCACCGGCTAATTGTTCAGCTTCGCCGAACCCGCCGCCGTGCCACGCCGGGCAGACTGCATGGAAAATATATTTTGCGGGCAGACCGAACGCCGGGGTACACACGGCCCTGCCCAAATCGCAGCGGCCGATGGCTTCACAGGAAGCGGTCAGCTCCTGCTCCCCTGCCGCCTGATAGATGGCACGGCTGGTGCCGCTGCCCTGCAAAAGGTTCCGGTTGGCCGGGTTGACAATGGCATCCGCTGCCACCTTGGTGATGTCATTGCGGATCATCAGAAACGGCATGGTGGTTCCTCCCTCACATGGTTTTCTTCATCCTATCACATCCGGCGGGGCGGTGCAAGGGGTGCTCTTGTTTCCTGTCCGCGCAGCTATTATAATAATAGGTACAGAAAGAGGGTGAGCTTCCTGCACGACATCTGGAATCCATGGCACGGCTGCGTCAAGTGCAGCGAGGGCTGCCAGAACTGCTACATGTATTTTCTCGACCGGATGCGGGACCAGAACGGAGCCGAGATCTACAAAACGAAAAGCGGCTTTTCCTATCCGCTCCAGAAAGACCGCACCGGACACTACAAAATCCAGAGTGGTGAGCAAATCCGGGTCTGCATGACCTCGGATTTCTTCTTGGAAGAAGCCGACCCGTGGCGGGTTGAGGCGTGGGACATCATGCGCCAGCGCAGCGATGTGGTGTTTTTTCTGCTCACCAAACGGCCGCAGCGGGTGTGGGAGTGTCTGCCGCCGGACTGGGGCAGCGGTTGGGACAACATCTTTTTCAACGTCACCTGTGAAAATCAGCGCCGCGCCGATGAGCGCATTCCCATTCTGTTTGACCTGCCCTTCAAGCACAAGGGCATCATGTGCGCGCCCTTCATCGGGCCAGTAAGCATCCGGCAGTACCTTTCCGCCGGGCAAATCGAGCAGGTCATCTGCGGCGGCGAAAACTATGATGGTGCCCGCCCCTGCAATTTTGATTGGGTCAAGTCTCTCCGGCAGGAATGCGTGGATGCCAATGTGACCTTCTGCTTTATCGAGACCGGCACCGTGTTCATCAAGGACGGCAGGCGCTACCACCTGCCAAACAAGCAGCTGCAAAGCCGAATGGCCTGTAAATCCGGCATGAATTTTCAGGGCAGGCCCATTCATTTTGACCTCGTGGACGACTGGGGCTACCCCATCCCGCAGGAAGATCTCTATGTGCCCCATTTCCGCGCAAACTGCGAGACCTGCGGCAGCAAGTTGATCTGCAACGGCTGCAGTGACTGTGGAAAATGCTTATAAAATAAAGGAGTTCCAGGAATCAATACAAATGAAATTTATGGCTGATCTGATGTGCAATTTCATCCGGCAGCGGGCGGAAACCGATGCAGGTCAGGGTCATGCCCTCTCCGTTTTCATCAAATTCTTCCGACTCCAGCTCGGTGTGGCAGGCATCCCGGATAAGGAAGAAGTCTTTGTTTTCCACCAGTCCCAATTCCTCGGCAATGGTCTTTGCTTTCAGCAGTTGATTGCGGTTCTTTGCCCCGCAGATAGTTTTGGTAAAAGAGCCATCGAACCACTCTTCGTAAGTTGCTTTATCCAACATGATTTCTGCCCGATAGCCGGTAATTTCTCCGTTTTTCTCAATGGGTTCCACGCCCTGTCCCATGCCGATGGGGTCGGTGAGGAATGCCAGCGAAGCATGGCAGCACTGCGCCGCCAGCTTACCGGGAGACATCTGCAGGTCTTTTCGGGCAATGATGAGTTGACGCAT